AGAAACATAGGTCTACTAGTTATGATGTGTTATGAATGGGGTCAAAGACCTACAGATATTATGCACTTGAAGTGGGATTTCATTGAACCACCTATTGAAGAGGACACAGGCATAGTAACCATCAAACAATCTAAGAGAGGTGCTACAGTTAAACTACCTATTGAAGAAAAGCTGATGCATTATCTCACAGTTCAACATAATGATTGGTCCTTCCAAGAGTACGTAATACCCTATCAGCGACCTTCTGATGGGTGCTACAGACCCATGACACCTGTTCAGGTATCTACCCTAATGAAAGAGGTAAAGGCTCTGTGTGGGCTTCCTATGGAGTTACAGGCAGGGCATCTACGAAAGACTGCTATTGTGGAGATGATCCAGAATGGTGCAGATCAGTTGGCAATCATGTCTGTAACAGGACATCAGAATGTACAAAGTCTTAATCCATATAACAAACACAACTATGAGACTGCAAGGTCTGCATTAGATATGAGGAGAGGATGATATGAAAGAGATAGAAGTTACAGAAAATATGCTAATTAAAGCCAGAGATAAGGCAGTTGAAATGGGTAAGTTATATAACTCCATACTAAGAGGTGGTGGTAACATTGCAGGATTTATAGGAGAACAAATTGCCTTAAAAGTAATAGGTGGAGAGTGGCAAAATACTTATCAGTATGATATTCTTTGGAAAGGTGGTATTAAAGTTGATGTAAAAACTAAACAGACAACTGTAAAGCCTCTACCACATTATGAATGTAGTATTGCTAAGACTAGTTCTAAACAAGATTGTGATTGGTATATTTTTACAAGAGTTAAAAAAGACCTTAGTGTTGGTTGGTTTTTAGGAGCTATATCTAAAGAAGATTATTTTAAAAAAGCAAACTTTTTAAAAAAAGGTGAAATAGATCCATCAAATAACTTTACAGTCAGAGCCGATTGCTATAATATACCAATATCAGCTTTAAGAGAAACTATAAAGGAGAGGATAGATGAGTGATCTAATAGACTTAGAAATGTGGGCATTGAAAGATGTTGAGAAAAATATTATAATTAGAACTAAGTGGGGAAGATCAACTTGGACTAGAAAGCCTAATGTAAAAACTCTCCCTATAATAATTGGGTATCGCTCTTGGAAAGAAAGAAGTAGATTAAAACCAATTAAAATAAGTGTAAAGGAGATTGATAGTGAGTAATACACCACATCAGCCATGTCCATTTGTAGATTGTGGATCATCTGATGCATTCAATTGGAATGATGATGGCTATGGTTACTGTCATAGTTGTGGTGAAGCTTATCCATCTAAGAATAGATTAGAAACATTTAATTGGGTCAGTAGTACCTATCCATTGAAGAGAAAGGTAAATGTTATGGATGTAGAAATTAAGGGTATGACCTATGATAATATCAGAGGAATTGATCCAGAGGTCTGTAAGATGTATGGCATACAGGTACAGACAGATGCCAATGGTAATCCTGTTAGATATGCATACAAGTACCCACACACAGTAAAATATAGAGACTACAATGATAAGTCTAAGACTTGGATGAAAGACAGAGGTATGGGTATGAACGAATTGTTTGGACCTTCCTTCAACTCCAACTCTTCCAAGAGAATTTATATCACAGAAGGAGAGTTTGATTCTGCTAGTCTCTATCAGATACTTGGCAAGAAATACTTTGTGAAGTCTCTTCCTTCTGCTTCTATTGGAAAGAAGTTTATTGAACACAATCTAGAATACTTTAAGTCTTTCAAAGAGATTGTGTATGCAGGTGAACTAGATGATGCAGGGAAGAGATCAGCAGAGAAATTCTATGAAGCCTTTCCAGAAAAACTCTTCTACGTTCCTATGTCCAAACATAAAGATGCCAATGACTTTCTGATGGCAGGTGATGGTAAGGAATTGATGTGGGCAGCCTTGAAACCACAGAGATATACACCAGATAATTTCTTCTGCTCTGATGCACAAGTCTTACAGGCTATCAGGACTGAAAGTCCATACGATTACACACCTACAGGACACGTAGGACTTGATGATAAGATCAGAGGTATTGTTAAGGGTGGTCTGACATTTATCAAAGCACCAAGAGGTACAGGTAAGACAGAGCTTATCAGATACATAGAGACAGGACTGTTGAAGAATCCAGATATACGTATTGCTATGCTACACATGGAAGAGATGAAAGCTACTACCTACAGAGCTATGGCAACCTATGAGTTAGGTGTGAACGTAAGAACGAAAGAAGATCAGGAGTACAATAAAATATCTGACGAGGTGCTAGAAGAATATGCATTGAAAGCTACAAAGAATGAACGATCTATAGTCTTTGAGATGCGTTCCCATGATGATCCTTTGAAACTATTGGAGTATACCAGACTAGCTTGCTCTGTGTATGGTGCAGAGTATGTCTTTGTGGATCATGTTCAAAGACTAGCCTACCTTAGTCAGTCCGGTGTAGATGGTGCTACCTCTGTGCTCACATCTCTTGGAGCAAGAATGGCACAACTTTCAAAAGAACTAAACATAGGTGTGGTATTTATATCACAGGTGAATGATGATGGTAGAACTAAGTATGCATCTTCTCTTGAAGAAGAAGCTATCATCTGTATCAAGATTGACAGAGACTTAGAGAATGAAGATGAGGTGGTGCAGAATACTACAAACTTTATAGTGGATAAGAATAGACCTTTTGCAAAGTTAGGTAAAGCAGGTAGTGTGTACTACGATCCAAAGACTACGATTATGAGAGAAAGTTTTGGTGATGAAGAGGATAAGATGGTAGCATGATAATATTTGATATTGAAACTAATGGTTTAAATCCAGACAAGATACACTGCATGGTATTTGTAGATACCAAGAGTGAAGTATCTAAGTGTACATTTACAGGTGATTATGAATACATGAAGGAGATACTTCTATCTGGTGAACCTTTACTAGGACATAACATAATACGATATGATATACCTGTATTAGAGAAGATACTGAATATCAAGATCAAGTCTAGACTGTATGATACCCTGCCTATGTCTTGGGTAATGAATCCTACCAGATCAAAGCATGGACTTGATAGTTTCTATGAGGACTTTGGTATTCCTAAATTAAAGATAGACGATTGGGAAAACTTATCCTTTCAAGATTATGTAGACAGATGTACAAATGATGTGATGATTACAGATGCACTGTGGAATAATCTTCTACCTAGATTTGTAAAACTTTATGGATGTAAGAAAATGCTTGACAAGTTCTTTCGTTACCTTGAGTTCAAGATGGACTGTGCAAAAGAAGCAGAAAAGCAGGGTTGGAAACTAGATGTAGAACTAGCTAAGTCTCTTTCAGCAAAATGGACAAAGCTACAGGAACAAAAGGTCGCAGAACTGATTGACGTGATGCCTACGAAAACAAACCACAGGACACAGACAAGACCAAAAGCGTACCAAAAAAAAGATGGAACACTCTCTGCTTTAGGTAAGAAATGGTTAGAGTTACTAGAAGAACATGGACTACCTGCAAGTTATGATGGTGAAGTGACTGTAGTCAAAGGTGTAGAAGATCCTAACCCTAACTCTACTGATCAAGTTAAGGATTGGCTTAGATCTCTTGGTTGGAAGCCTTGTACCTACAAGTATAATAAGAATAAAGAGACAGGAGAAGAGAAGAAGGTAGAACAGATTAGAAAGAATGGTGAACTTACAGAATCAGTTAAGTTACTCATCAACGATAATCCTGCAGTAGGTGTACTTGATGGACTGACAGTCTTACAACACAGGCTAGGTATCATCAATGGCTTTCTTGAGTGTGAAGAAGATGGTTATCTCAAGGCAGAAATAGATGGACTGACCAATACGTTAAGGTTTAAGCATAAGAAACCTCTGGTCAACCTACCTTCTGTTGAGAAACAGTATGGTAAAGAGATTAGGAGTTGCTTAATTGCAACACCCGGACATTTATTATGTGGTGCAGACATGACATCTCTTGAAGATACGACAAAGAGACATTATATGATGCCATATGACCCACAGTATGTGAAAGAAATGTCAGTAGAAGGGTTTGACCCACACTTAGACTTGGCAAGACACGCTAAGTTTGTAACACAAAAGCAAATAGATCAACACAACAGAGGTGAGATCAACTTGAAAGACATTAGAAAGAACTTTAAGGTAGTGAACTACTCTGCAACCTATGGTGTAGGTGCTGAAAAACTATCTAGAGAAACAGGAATGTCTATTCCTAAAGCCAAAAGACTTTTAGAAGCCTATTGGGATAGGAATTGGTCAGTGAAAAAGTTTTCAGAAGATCAACCCATAAGAACAATAGGTGAAGAGATGTGGATACAGAATCCTGTTAGTAAGTTCTGGCACTCATTGAGATACGAGAAGGATGCTTTCTCTACTATCAATCAAAGCACAGGTTCTTATTGTTTTGACAGGTGGGTAGCCATCTATAGAAACGTGAGGTCAAACATCATAGGACAATTCCATGATGAAAGTATTAATTTAATTAAAGAAGGAGAAGAAAAGGAACATACAGAAGTATTAAAGTGGGCAGTTCAGAAGTTAAATGAACAGCTAAAACTTAATGTAAGTCTAGGAATTGATGTACAATATGGAAATAATTACGCAGAAGTACATTAATTGCTTGCATTGTAACTAGTAATCGTGTTATAGTTTTTTATTAACAAAATTTAGGAGCTTTAAATGGCAACAAGAAAAGTAAAGTTAGAAGGTATTGCAGAATGGGCGAGAGTCTTTGAAGAGAATCGTGAGATGACAGGGTTCAAGCCTACACCTCAAGCAATAGGTGCATATGAAGAGTGCAATGGTGCGTGTAAGATTGATGTTATTATGAATGATGTTAATTACAAGAAGCTAAAAGATTCCAAGTCTCAAAAGGAAGGTAAGGATGATGACTTAGGTAGAGGTAAGAAAGTTACCTTTGTACGTAAGTTTGAAACAGGTAGAGATTGGGATAGTGGAGCACCTATTGTTCTCAAAGAAGATAACACACGTTGGGATTATGAAGTAGATGGTCCTATTGGTAATGGGTCTGTGGTTGAAGTTACCCTAGCTGTCTTTGATATAAAGAAGTATGGTAACACAGGCACACGACTTGAGAAAGTTAAGGTGGTTGAGCACAAGAAGTATGATCCTGATGCTGATGAGGATGATATTGCTCCTGCACCTATTAAAGCTAAGACAAGTGAACCAGTTCAGGATGAAGTACCCTTTTAAAAAACCTAAACCTAGAAACCTTGAGGCTAGAGAGTTATACACTCCAAGATATAGTCTCAAGGTTATACCCAATAAGATCAAAAAGATTTTTAGAAAAAGAAAACACAAAGGACAAACTGATGAAAAAGATTGAGAATCTTGTCAAGGATATTTACAAGACAATAGAAGGTAAGGGTGGTTGGCAATCTGCTATCAGTGAATCCTTTGGTATGAGTATAGCACATCTTGCTGACACTAGATTCTCTGAACCACAGAAACCAAGAGGTTACTTATCTCTGTCGTCTGTTGGAACACCATGTCAACGTAAACTTTGGTACAAAATCAATAAACCTAAAGTTGGTGAGCCACTAAAACCTAATAATCTTTTGAAGTTTTTCTATGGTGATATGATAGAAGAGTTGATCTTACATTTAGCAGTGGCTAGTGGACATGAAGTTAAGGGTATGCAGGACAGACTAGATGTACATGGAGTTAAAGGACACAGGGATGCTGTTATAGATGGTATGACCATTGATGTTAAGTCATGTAGCACCTACGCCTTTAAGAAATTTAAAGAGGGAAGGTTGAGAGAAGATGATCCATTTGGTTATATATCGCAGCTTAGTTCATATGTTTATGCAGGTAAGGATGATCCCCTTGTTACTGATAAAAAACAGGGAGCTTTCCTTGCAGTTGATAAACAGAATGGACATATTTGTTTGGATGTTTATGATTTCTCTAAGGAATTAAAAACTAAAGAGAAAGAGATCAAGGACATAGTTAAGATGGTAGAAGGTAAGTTACCTAGAAAAAAGTTAGATCCCATACCACAGTCAAAAACAAGCGAAAACAAAAAACTAAACGTGGTATGTAGCTATTGTGAATACAAGAGTACGTGTTGGGATAAGCTTAGAACTTTCATCTACTCCTATGGTCCTGAATATTTAGTTGAAGTAAAGACAGAACCAAAAGTACCAGAGGTGTTTACATGAGCAGGTCAGCTAAAGCAAAGGGTAGATTAGGACAGCAAGAGATCAGAGATAAACTACTAGAAACTTTTCCAGAGTTTGAGAAAGATGATATTCAGTCTGCTATCATGGGTGATACAGGTGCTGATATAAAATTATCTCCTCAAGCCAGAAAAAGACTACCACTAGCAATAGAAGTCAAGAGAAGAAAAGGTGAAATGAAAACTGTGTATGGCTACATTGAACAAGCTGTTAGTCATGGAACAGGTGAGCCTGTTGTCTTCTACAGATCAGATCACAGACCTTGGGTTGTTATGGTGGGTTTGCAACACTACATGGATTTAATTAGAGATTGGAAGATAAATGAAAAGAAGCTTTAAAATTTGGGCAGTTGCAGGAGGTCCTTATAGTAGGGAACAACTAGAAGATGATTACTATGAAGAACAGTATTCTGAATTTCCTGAAGATGGTAACTTTTTACTCCTGTGTAATGTAGAAGAAAATAAAAGGTTAAGAGAAGAAGAGTTTTGGTTCTCTACAGAGGAGCAAGCCTATAAGTTTAAAAACTATATTGATGGAAGAATGGAAGCTTTAGAAGTTTCTGAAGATTAATGTGTTGACTTTTAGTGAGATTGGAGTATAACTATGGGTTTACGATTTGAAATAGTTTTAACTGTTGAGGTTGATGAAGATTCCAACTTTCTTGAGGTTAGTGAAGACAGCACACTAGAAGTTATTAAAGAAAAAATATCAGATTGTGTATATGATTTAGATGATTTGGAAATAGTAGAAGTAGATGTTACAAGGAGAATAGATTGAACTATAACATGAGACAATACAGTAAAGAAGTAGAGAAGCTTATCATTACTGAACCAAAGAACAGACTAATAGAAAATGTTTTAGGTTTAGGGGAAGAAGCAGGTGAGGTTCAGGGTAAAGTAAAAAAGCTAGTTAGAGATAAGGCATTTTCTAAATCAGATATTATAAAAGAATTAGGTGACTGTCTCTTTTATGTCACAGCTATAGCAAACTATCTAGGTTCTAACTTACAGGAAGTTGCAAACATCAATCTCAATAAACTGCACGACAGACAAAAGAGAAACAAACTACAAGGTTCAGGAGATGATAGATGAATAATGCTTTACCTACAGATTATCAAAACTTTATTGCCACCTCTCGTTATGCACGTTGGTTGGAAGAAGAAGGAAGAAGAGAAACGTGGACTGAAACAGTTACACGTTATGTAGATTACATGGCAGACAAGACAGGTCTTGACAAGAAGACAACAGACGAGATCTGGAATGCTATCTACACTCTTGACGTTATGCCATCCATGAGAGCCTTGATGACTGCAGGACCTGCATTAGATAGAGATAACACTGCAGGATATAACTGCTCCTATCTCCCTGTCAATGATCCTAAATCTTTTGATGAAGCTATGTACATACTGTTGTGTGGCACAGGTGTAGGTTTCTCTGTTGAGAGACAATACATAGATAAACTTCCAGAGATACCAGAGAAGTTATTCAAAAGTCAGACAACGATTGTTGTTAGAGACAGCAAGGAAGGTTGGGCAAAGGCATTCAGAATGTTAGTTGCACTATTGTATGCAGGTGAAGTTCCTGACTATGATGTTAATATGATCAGACCTGCAGGTGCTAGATTAAAAACATTTGGTGGTAGAGCATCAGGACCTGCTCCTCTTGTTGATTTGTTTAAGTTCACAATCAATATGTTCAAGGGTGCTACAGGCAGAAAACTTAATAGCTATGAGTGCCACAGTATCATGTGTAAGATAGGTGAGATTGTAGTGGTAGGTGGTGTACGTAGATCAGCTATGATCTCTCTCAGCAACCTTTCTGACATACGTATGCGTCATGCTAAGACAGGACAGTGGTGGGAAACTGCACCACACATGGCACTCTCTAATAACTCTGTAGCTTACACAGACAAGCCTGATTCAGAAACATTCTTACGAGAGTGGACTTCATTGGTAGAATCAAAGTCAGGTGAGAGAGGTATCTTCAACAGGGTATCTGCACAGAAGCAAGCAGCTAAGAATGGAAGAAGAAATCCAGACTATGAGTTTGGCACTAATCCCTGCAGTGAGATTATTCTTAGACCACATCAGTTTTGTAACTTAACTGAAGTTGTGATCAAAGAACATGACACAGATGAAGACTTAGATCGTAAAGTTAGACTAGCTACTATCTTAGGTACTGCACAAGCTACTCTCACCGACTTCCCCTATCTAAGAAAGATCTGGAAAAGCAACACACAGGAAGAGAGATTACTTGGTGTAAGTCTTACAGGTATCATGGACAACATACATACAAATTGCTTTCTTGTGAACATGAGAGAAAGACTTACAAGACTAAAGCAGATAGCTATAGATACAAACAAAAAGTATGCTAAGAAGTTTGGTATAGAAGAGAGCACAGCTATTACTTGTGTCAAACCATCAGGCACAGTATCACAGCTATGTGATTCAGCAAGTGGTATTCATGCTAGACACAGTAGGTATTACATCAGAACAGTCAGGGGAGATAACAAAGATCCACTTACAAAGTTTATGATAGATCAGGGTGTGCCAAGTGAACCTTGTGTAATGAAACCTGACACAACAACTGTGTTTAGTTTTCCAATGATGTCACCTTCAGGTTCTAGACTTAGAAATGATCTGTCTGCTATTGAACAGTTAGAGATCTGGTTGATCTATCAGGAACATTGGTGTGAGCATAAACCTTCTATCACTGTTACAGTTAAAGAAGAAGAGTGGCTTGATGTTGGAGCATTTGTGTTCAAACACTTTGATAAAATGTCAGGTGTGTCTTTCTTGCCACACTCAGATCATGTTTATCAGCAAGCACCTTATCAGGAGTGTACAGAAGATGAGTATGATGCTATGCTTCTTAAAATGAAAACTAGAATTGATTGGTCTAAGCTACGAGATTATGAGTCAGTTGACACTACTGCAGGTAGTCAGACAATGGCTTGTAGTGGGGATAGCTGTGAGATCGTAGACATAGGAGCTTAACATGACTGCTATCTACCCAAAAGAAATTTGCACTATGTGTGGCAACTATCTTGATGACGATATGAAATGTTATGAATGTGAAGATTGCAACTGTAATGGAGAAAAGATGACAGATACAATTACTTTAACAACTGATACTACATTTGACCACACAAAGTTTACAGGTGAGTATGATCCTGTGAATAAACCACCTCACTACACTCTTGATGGTGGACTAGAATGCATTGACTATATGAGACAGGTGTTAGGACTACAGGGTTTCATAGATTACTGTCATGGTAATGTTATTAAGTATCAACACAGGTACAACTACAAGGGAAAACCTGTACAAGATATGGAAAAGGCACAATACTATCTGAACAAAATGGTAGATGCCTTGAAGGAGAAACATAAGTGAAATACAAAAAGCTAGAACAGGAAGCTAGAAACTTTAACAAGCTACGTATGATTAAGACCAACAGTAACGACAAGGTTCTTACGACAAGAAGGTTTCTAGCAGGTCAGGCACTGTCTGGTATTATAGCCAGAAGTCCTAGTTGGTCTAATAAAAAAGATGTAGTGAGAGAAGCTTATGAGTGGGCAGACAAGATGTTAGAAGAAGGTTAGTTGTAAATAAACTCATCTTTGTTTTCTATAAGATATAACAAGTATTCCATTTTTATTATACCCTCATCTCCTAATGTTTTCATTTCATCTATGAAATCTTCTATATTACCATCAAAGTTAATACCTCTTTTACCTAAAGCATCTTTAAAAACACTTTTCTTTGATCCTCTAAGCTTCCTCTCTACTTTCATAAACTCATCCTTGTTTTTAGGACTCTGTTTAAATATAGAACTGGCTATTTTTTTAACACGTTCAACTATAGCTAGATAATCATTCTTTCTTTTAGCTGAATCTCTTATTTCTAAAAAGCCATCCTCTATAGCTTTTGATGCCTCATAATTAAATATATCTCTTACAATTTCATCAAGTCT